TGCTGCAACCCCGCCCACATGGTCTGTGAGCCCGTCGCCGTTCAAGGTCAAAAGGTGGCCGCCAGTGGAAAGCTCAAAGGTAACATTCGGCGCATCACTGCTAACCGCAAGACTGGCCGTTTGCGCGCCGGGCTGGACGCCGAAACCCGTCAAGCAGTGCGCCATTCGGAGGAATCCGGGCTTGCGCTGGCCGAGCGCTTGGGCTGTAGCCCACAAACGATCAGCCGCATTCGCAATTGCCGGGATCTGGCTTTTCAGCCGGTGGGCGGCATGTTTACCGGCCTCATGGCCCGCGCCGCATGAACTGCCAAACCTGCGCGCACTGGCAACTGAAAGGCGCGTACCTGGCGGAGCATGGCTTTGGCCGCTGCAAGCTGGAAAAGCCCCCATTCGACCGGGCGCGGGAGTTCTCGGCTTTTGCGCAGTGCAACAAAGGCAAGCACGAGCAGGCTACACCGGCAGTAATCGAGGCAAGAAACAAGGCATTACAAGGGCTCAAGGCATGAAATACGACTACCACCACGTAAGCCCCGAACACGCAGACATTCACGCTAGGCTGGTGAATTGGGCGCTGTGGGTAAATCCTGGCTCACGGTCAGCGATGGCCCCGATGTTCCGGCTGTACCGCAGCAAGGCCCGCCAATGGCATGAACCACGACTACAGCCCGCCATCAACACGCAAGACGCCCAGCTCATAGAACAGGCCGTGCGCGCCTTGTCGGCAGATCAGCGTGACGCTCTGCGCTGGTGCTACGTCCGCAAATACAGCCCAGCACGGCAATGCAGGCTGATTGGCTGCACGCATGAGGGGCTGTACCATCTGATTCAGGCAGGGCGGGGGAATCTTGCAATTAGGTGTTGCAAAGGTGTAAATCCTGATGTAATATCGCGCGAATTAGCCCGCGAATACGCATATAGCTAGCGTTCCAGTCTGGAGGCTGGGGCGTCAGTAGGCAAAAACCTGCCTTACTCAGCCGCTCCGGCAGTAGTCGCACATGATCGACAAGCGCCGGAGACAGGCCAACCGCTCTGGCCAGCGGGTGGCTGAGAGGGCAGATTTTTGCTTTGCTGCGGCGTTGAAAGTCGAAGAAACGCTAGTCCGCCGGGGGACGATAAGCTCTAGCCCGGTACTTTGGGTAGGTAGGTGACCCAAGCATCCAGCCAAGAAATTGCTAGCTGGTAAACACATCGCCCATGTAGCGCAGGGCCTGCAAAGCAAAAACCATCCTCCTAAGGAAGTTGGTCCATCACCAACCCTAGCCCCTCAGCGTAAAAACTGAGGGGCGTTTTTCATTCTGGAGCCACCATGGGACTTAGAGCAGTTGTAAACCCAGCCGCAGGGGGGCAGCCTGGATCGTTCACCAGCCTGACCGCGACAAGCCTGACGGTAAACGGCCTGAGCACGATGACAGCAAACAGCGCAAGCGACGTGCTGACCGTGACGCAAAGCGGCGCAGGATACTCTGCGCGATTCAATGGCCTTGTTTACGCCGTGAACGGGCTGATTGTTAATGGCGACATCGCGGGATGGGCGAATAACGGCACCGTGAAAATCGGCTTTACCGGCGCAGGGGGGATTCAGTTCATCCCTGAAACCGGGCAAAACGTCCAATTCGGCGCATACGTCGCAGGCGCTGCAACAGACTCCACCGGCTACATCGAAATCAAAGACGCTGGCGGCACCATCCGCAAGCTCATGGTTCAGGCATGACCGATGCCCAAGAGCAACGCGCCAACGACCTATTGGCCGCAGTCTGCAAACAGCGCGAAGAAGCACTAAACGCAGCCGCTCACTGGCAAGCAGACGCTATCGCAGCACAGCGCGAGATAGAGCGGCTGAGGGCTGAACTGGCGAAGACAGAGCAAAGTTAGCAATCATTCACATAGCGAGGTGAGTATGACCACTCAGACCACATCGCCGGAAAAAGAAACCAGCAAAAAACGGCTGACCGGCGCAGCGGCGATGGGCGCAGGCCCCGGCAGGCCCAAGGGAGTGCCCAACAAGGCCACAACTGAGTTCAGGCAGACTATCACTAGCCTGCTTGAGAAAAACGCGCCAAAAGTCGATTTATGGCTTCAGCAGGTAGCAGAGGGTGACGGCGAAAACGTGAAGCCTGACCCTGGCCGTGCGCTTGACCTGCTGGCAAAGCTGGCCGAGTACGCAGCGCCGAAGCTAAACCGCACTGAGCATGTGGGCGAAGGTGGCGGGCCGGTGCAACAGCGCGTGGAGATGGTCATTGTCGATACTCAGGGTTGAGGTTCCGCGCAAGCTAAAGCCTCTACTCGCGCCAAGACGGTACAAGGGCGCATACGGCGGGCGAGGTGGGGCCAAGTCCCATTTCTTTGCCGAACAGATCATTGTCCAGTGCCTGATTAAGCCCACTCGCGTGGTATGTATCCGTGAGGTGCAGAACAGTATCAAGGATTCGGTCCGACAGCTTCTAATCGACAAAATCGAGAAGTTGGGCCTGTTGCAGACGTTCGATGTACTTGAGAGCGAGATACGCGGCCCCGGTGGTTCGCAGATCGTATTCAAGGGCATGCAGTCCTACAACGCGGCAAACATCAAGTCGTTAGAGGGCTATGACATTGCATGGGTAGAGGAAGCCCAAACCCTGAGCCAGCACAGCCTAGACTTGTTGAGACCGACGCTGCGCAAGAATGGCTCAGAGCTTTGGTTTAGCTGGAACCCGCGATTCAAGACAGACCCGGTTGACCAGTTTTTCAGGAAGAACCCGCCCGACGATGCGGTGAGCGTGCTGATTAACTGGCGCGACAACCCTTGGTTCCCCGATGTGCTTCGCAAGGAAATGGAGCACGACTTTGCGACCGACCCGGACAAAGCCGAACACATCTGGAACGGCGCATACGGGTTTGGTCAGGGTGCCATCCTGGCTAGGTGGGTGGCAATCGCTGAACGGAATGGCCGCATCACTGATGTAAAGGCCGACCCGGATGGTGCGCCCATCATGGTCAGCAGCGACATTGGATTCAGGGATACGGCGGGCTGGTGGTTCTGGCAACCCCAGCTAGGCGGCTACAAGGTACTCAAGTACATCGGTGAATCTGGATTCGATGCTGACGACTGGATACCGCAGCTACAAAAAGAGATTGAAGCGATAGGCGCACCGTTGGGGCGTATCTGGCTGCCGCATGACGCGAGAGCCAAGACGTTTCAGAGCAAACACACGACTGTGGACAAGTTCCTGACGGCGTTTGGCGCAGGGAAAGTCGCAGTAGTGCCGCAAACCAAGAAGCTAGACCAGATCAGCGCAGCCCGCACGGTCATCAACAAATGCGAGTTTGACCGTGATGCCTGTGAAGAAGGTCTCGATGGCCTGAGGGCTTGGGAGTACGAATACAACGAGGAAACCGGCGTGTTCAGCCGTGAGCCCATCCACAACTGGGCAAGCCATCCAAGTGACGCATTCGCCTACGGGTGCCAAGTCATGCAACTAGCCGAGCCGCCCAAGCCCGCGCCCGAGGAAATGCGCGGGGTGACAGTAGGCCGCGCAACCGTGACCCTTGAAGAAATGTGGCGAGACACGCCAAGACAATCACACAGGATTTGATATGAGCCAGACACAAAGCCTTTTTCCGATCAACGCAAAGTGGATCGCAATTTCTGTCACGCAGACGGCCAGCACGCCCGTTCTGTTGCCCGCCATTGGCAATACGATTTACCTAGCATCTGAGGGCAACAAGTGCTTTGTCTGTGTGGCGAGCGCGGCAACCAATGCAACTGTCCCCACGGGCACGGCTGCGGCCACATGCACGCCTGTGCTGGGTGGTGTTGAAAAGACGCACGGCATCCCCGCAGTTGCGCAGTACATAAGCGCAATCTGCGCAACCGGCCAGACGGCTACTTTGTGGGTTGCGGTGAGCGAGGGCTGCTAAGTGTCCGTCACCTACTGGATTCAGCAGATCAGCACCTACGACAGCACTGTAAAGAAGTGGCTGGCGCGTGCTGAGAAGATCGAGAAGCGATACCGTGATGAGCAAAGCATGGTATCGCGTCCGAATCAGACTGCGAAGTTCAATATCCTGTGGTCGAACGTGCAGACCATCGTGCCTGCCGTGTTCTCACGCCTGCCCAAGCCGGATGTGTCGCGCAGGTTCAAAGACAATGATCCAGTAGGCCGTGTTGCGTCCATCATCCTTGAGCGCGCGCTTGAGTATGAGATTGAAAAGTACCCGGACTATCGAGGGGCGATGGGCAACAGCGTGCAAGACCGCTTTCTAGGTGGCCGTGGCACGTCATGGATTCGCTACGAGCCGCACTTCAAAGCCGCTGAGGTTGACCAGCCGACAGACGGGCTGGGGGCTACGGAAGACATTGACGAGCCCAATGAGGAATTGGACTACGAATGCGCGCCGGTTGACTACGTGCATTGGCGTGATTTCCTGCACGGTCAGGGCCGCACATGGGAAGAAGTGTCTTGGGTAGGCCGCAAAATCTACATGCGCCGTCCTGCGCTGATTGAGCGGTTTGGCGAGGAATTGGGCAAGAAGATTCCGCTAGACACTCAGCCCGAGGAACGCAAGCGCAAAGAGGGCGACGGCGGCGACTACGAAGCGTGTATCTACGAGATTTGGGACAAGACCAGCGGCAAGGTCTTTTGGTTGTCCAAGTCGATGAATGAGATGCTGGATGAGCGCGATGACCCGCTGAACCTGGAGCAGTTCTTCCCGTGCCCCAAGCCTCTCTACGCAACCCTGACGACCGACACGCTTGTACCTGTTCCTGATTTCACGCTGTACCAGGATCAAGCCAAGACGCTCGATTTGCTGGCCGACCGCATCAACGGTTTGGTCGATGCCCTGCGCATTCGTGGTGCATACGACTCAGCCACACCGGCATTGGCGCGGATATTCAGCGAGGGTGACAACACCGTCCTTATCCCTGTTGAGAATTGGGCGGCATTCGCTGAAAAGAACGGTCTGGCCGGAACCATCAGCCTGATTGACTTGAAGCCGATCTATGAAGCATTGAACGGCAGCTATCAGGCGATGGAGCAGCAGAAACAGCAGGTTTATGAAATCACCGGCATTGCTGACATTGTTCGCGGTCAGGGTGAGTCAGGCGAAACAGCTACGGCGCAACGGATCAAAGGTCAGTACGCATCGCTGCGGCTGAAGTCGATGCAGGCCCAGGTGGCGCAGTACGCGGCTGAGTTGATCGAGTTGAAGGCCCAGGTGATCTGCGGACAGTTCCAACCGGAAACCATCGCGCAAATGGCGTGCGTGAATCAGTTCAACGAGGCTGACAAACAGTTCATCGGCCCAGCTCTGGAACTGCTGAAAAGCGGCGCGCTGGCTGAGTTCCGTATCGAGGTATCCGCCGACTCGCTGGTGCAGATTGACGAAGACCGCGAGAAAGAGCAGGCCACGGAGTTCATTACCGCTGTGTCTGGTTTCATTGCCAACGCATCTAAGGTGCCGCCCGAGGCCGCGCCGATGATGGGCGAGTTGCTCAAGTTCGGCGTATCCCGCTTCAAGGCCGGGAAGACGATGGAAGGCGTGATAGACGAGTTTGTTGACAAGGCCAAGCAGCAAGCCCAAGCGCCCAAGCCTCCCAGCCCCGAGCAGATCAAGGCGCAGGCAGAGCAGGCCAAGATGCAGTTTGAGCAGCAGAAGATGCAGCAGGAAGCCGCCCAGCAGGCCGCAGAGACGCAGCGCGCCCAGCTTGAGATGCAGATGGAAGGCATGCGCGCCCAGCTTGAAGCGCAAGCATTGCAGGCCGAACAACAGCGCGAGGACGCACGGTTGCGTCTGGAAGCTATGCAGGCGCAGCAAGAAGCGCGGGACAAGGAAATGGACCGTCAGCTTCAAATTATCTTGCAACGCATGAAGGATGAGAACTCGCTAGAGCAGGCGCAGATCAGCGCAAACACCACATTGCAGGCGGCGCAGGAAAGCGCGGCTGAAAAGGCTTCGGAGAACCAATCATGAAGATCACAAAAGTTGTTGCGGCCCTTTTGGGCGCATACGGTCATGTTCGCCAGCGCGAACTGCATTACTCGCTGAACGCATTCATGCGGTCCGGCATCGAAAGCACATACCTGCGTCACTATGCGTAAAACCTACGTGCAAGACCCCGTGACGTTTGAGCTTGTCCCCAAGGATGAGTACGTCAGGCGCGGCGATGTAAACGCCCCCATGGTCATGCCGGACATTGGCGAGTACACATCAATGATTGACGGGTCACGCATCACGTCACGGGCACAGCATCGCGCGCACCTGAGACAACACGGTGTGATCGAAGTGGGCAACGAAACAAAAGCGTTGCTGTCACGAGTCAAGCCCCCAAGCCCCCCTCCCGGCTTGAAGGAAACGCTAATCAGGGAGTTTCAGAAACGAGGTCTCTAAATGGCATTCATCAAGGAACAAATGGGCGGCGGCACCTCTGCGGGGCAAGCCAAAGCAATGAACGGCACGGGCGGCAGTCTTGCCGCTACGGGCAGCACTCAAACCGATGCCGCGCTGGTCGTTGCCAGCATCACCATCGTTACGGCTGCGGACGGCACCAAGGGCGTGCGCCTCCCGGCGTCTTTCCCTGGCGAAAGCTGCACGCTGTTCAACAACTCCGGCTCTACCTGCAAGGTGTGGCCTCCGTCCGGCGCGGCTATCACGGTCGTGGGCACTGGCTTGGGCACGGCTGATGCTGCGCACTCCCTGCTGACCTACAAGACTGCCACATATCTATGCCAGTCGGCCACGCAGTGGTTTGTAACCGTCTCCGCTTAAGGAAAACAGATGACCATCGAGCAAACCACTTTGCCCGCAGAAGTCGAAACACAACAACCCACCACAGACCGCCGCGAATTGCTGGAACAAGCGTTTGGGCAGTCTGAGACAGAGAAAGCCGAGCAGCGCGCCCGTGATGAAGCCGGGCGCTTTGCCAAGCAGGAAAAGCCCGCAGAGCCCCCGCCCGCACCGGCCCCGCAAGAGCAAGCCCCAGCCCCCAAGCTGACCACATGGAAGAAGGATTACATCCCTCTGCATGAAAAGCTGGAGCAGGGCCTTCCCCTGTCAGCAGATGAGGCAAAGCGCTTGGCTCAGTACAACTACCAGCGCGAAGGCGAGTATGCGACCGGCATCAGCATGCACAAGGACCGGGCAACCCGGCTTGAGTCGGTGGAGAAGGCCATTGAGCCTTTCATGCCGATGCTGCAACAGAACAACGTCACGCCGGACAAGTGGATTTCAGCGCTGGGCAATGCTCATGCGCAACTTGTGAACGGAAACGATCAGCAGCGCCTGCAAGCCTTCATGAAGCTGGCGCAGGACTACAACGTGCCCCTGACTGGCTTCGGTCAGATGCAAAACGCACAAGGACAACAGCCAGACCCGCATTACTTGAGTCTGATGGAGCAGATCAACCAACTGTCAAACCGCGTCCAAACGGTTGACGGCTGGCGTGAGCAGCAAGAACAGCAGCGCGTCACAGCCGCGATTGCCGAGCTTGCGAACGATGCGGAGAAGTACCCGCATTTTGAAAAGGTGAAAGGCACGATGGCTCAACTACTTGAGTCAGGTTATGCCCCCGACCTGAAAACGGCCTATGCCAAGGCAGTCCGTCTGGACGATGAAGTGTGGACAGCAGAGCAAGCGCGCCAATCTCAGGCCGCAGAGGCTGCCAAAACGCAGAGTCACGCCGTAGCACGAGCCAAAGCCGCAGCGGTCAGCCCGCGCAGCGCCACACCTAGTGGTGTTGTGGGTAAAGCCCCGGCAACAGATCGCCGTGCGTTGCTCGAGGAAGCCTTCGACGCATCGACCGGCAGGGTTTAACTTGACTTGAAAGAGGTTCAACATGGCATTTGCTAACGCAACTGTGTCGGACATCATCGCGACCACCATCCAACATCGAAACGGTGTTCTCGCTGACGATCTGACCAACAACAACGCGCTTTTGCGCACCCTGAAAAAGCGCGGCAACGTGCGTCCGTTCTCTGGCGGTAACGTCATTCTCGAAGAACTGATGTACAACGACCCGTCCACGAACAACGCGGACAGCTATTCGGGCTATCAACTGATCAACATCAGCCCCGACAGCCCGATCAGCGCGCCGCAGTTCGACATCAAGCAGTATGCTGCTTCGGTGACGGTCAGTGGTCTGGAAATGCTGCAAAACAACTCCAAAGAACGGATCATTGATCTGGTCGATGGGCGTATGCAGGTTTCCGAAGCGCGCATCATGAACCGCATCGGCTCAGACATTTACCTGGATGGCACCGGCAACGGCGGCAAGAACATCACGGGTCTGGCTGCTGCTGTTCCCGACAGCCCGACAAACACTTACGGCGGTATCGACCGCAATACGTGGGCGTTCTGGCAATCGCAGTCGTTCTCTGGTACGACCGATGGCGGCGCTGCTGTGTCGTCGTCCAACATCATCCAGTACATGACGGCTCTCGGCCTGTCGCTGGTTCGCGGCAATGACAAGCCGGACCTGTGGGTTGCTGACAACAACTACTACGGGTTCTACGTCAACGCCCTGCAAGCCATTCAGCGTGTCACGTCTGACGGCGGCGGCGATGCGGGCGCTGGCTTTGCCTCCCTCAAGTTCTACGGCGGCGGTATGAGCGCTGACGTGGTGCTGGACGGTGGTATTGGCGGCGCTGCGACTGCAAACCACATGTGGGCACTGAACACGAAGTACATCTACTTCCGCCCGCACTCGGACCGCAACTTTGTTCCCATCGGCGGCGAGCGCCAAGCGGTGAACCAAGACGCGATTGTGAAACTGTACGGCTGGGCCGGGAACCTGACTTGCTCGGGCTCTCAGTTCAACGGCGTGCTGATTGCCTAAGGAGCACACAACATGACCGCTTTTGTCACTACGCCCACCTTGGGCATCAACCTTGCTGCAACGACCGCAGGGACCACTACCGCAGGCGAAGGCGCTGCGTTCACGCTCGGTACGCAAGTCACCGGCAATGACGGCTCGGTCTGGATGTACGTTCAGGCCAGCGGCGCAATCTCGCAGTACTCCTATTGCTGCATCGACACGGGCTTTCAGTGCTACATCGGCACCAAAGCACTGGTCGATCAGGGCATGGAGATTGCGATTGCTCAGGTCGCCTTTGCTGACAACGACTTCGGCTGGGTGCTCATCAAGGGCACGGGCGCGCAGTACAAGGTGAACGTGCTGATCTCCTGCACGGCCTCTGTGCTGCTGTCCACTACGGCTACTCCGGGTTTCCTGGATGACACCGCAGCGACTGCGACCCAAACCACCATTCTGGGTCTGCAACTGCAAACTTCGGCAACCGCCTCCGGTGGTTACTCGATGATCGCCAACTTCCCCAACCGCGCTCAAGGCGGTCTTGCTTGGACGTATTGATGTACAAGCTGCAACCACTCACCGAAGTAAGAACTGTTCTTGGGGAAACTCAAGAGTTCATAGATGGAAACATCCGGTCCGCATTGAAACGCGGATTGCCTTGGCTGAGTGGTTGCGAGGAAGTGAAAGACGGGCCGCTGGCTATCGTGGCTGGCGGTCCTTCACTTTCATGGACAAAGGACGACCTGCGCAAGTTTGGCAACGTGATGGCATGCGGCAGTTCTCACGATTGGTGCATAGCCAATGGTGTGAAGCCGAACTACACCGTGTTGCTTGACCCTGCGGAGATTGTTTGCGATTGGCTAAAGACGCCAGACAAGGATTGTCTGTATCTGGTGGCCTCTCAATGTGCCCCCAACGTGTTCGACACATTGAAAGACTACCGCGTAGGCGTATGGCACGCAGCGGCTGAAAAGATGATCCCCGAACTCGAGGGAATGCAGCTTATCGGCGGCGGATGTACCGCTGCGCTGCGTGCGATCAGCTTGGCGATTATTTTGGGGTATCACGACCTGCACTTGTTTGGCTTCGACTCTTGCATATGGGACAACGAAAAGTCCCATGCGTACAGCGTTGATGACGTTCACAAGAACATGATCCGTGACCGCAAGGCTATCGTGCATTTCAACGGGCGGCAGTTTGTCTGTGCCCCGTACATGATCGCTCAGGCGCTCAACTTCAAAGACATTCTCAAGCTGTGGCGTGAACACTTCACCCCCACGGTTTACGGCGACGGCTTGATCGCTGAAATCTGCAAGTCTCCCGACTCTGACCTGATGGTCAGGGTTTAACGGCGTGCGCCCGATTGCGCACAACTCAACTACTTGAGGAAACCCATGGCTACCAACCTTCTGCCCAGCGACGACGCAAACCCCGAATTTGTGGGGGCGCGTGACCCGGACCAAACCCTGTTCGTCAAGTTCTACCAAAAGGCGAAAAAGAACAACTTCTTGACCGCTAAAGAAGGCCGCCCGATCTTTGATGATGTGGATTTTGTTCTGATCCAAGTGCCGGGGGACAAGAACTTCAACCTCGACGTTCCGGTAAACGACACGCACAAACAGCGCTTCCCCCAGCATTGGGCGCGCTACCTGAACAGCAAGCGCACCGACAGCGGCGGCCAGATCGGTACGCCACTGAACGAATGGACGCTCCTGAGCCGTTCGCAGGCAGAAGAATTGAAGTATCTGGGCTTCCTGACTGTGGACAGCATCGCCAATGCCTCAGACGCTCAGTTGCAATCGCTAGGCATGAAGATGGGCCATCAACCGCACGCCTTCCGCGACAAGGCCCGCGCCTACCTTGCCCAAACCGGCAACAGCGCAGCGGCTGAAAAGGACATTGCTGAGAAGACGGCGCTTCGCAATCAGCTTGAGGAAAGCCAGCGGGCTATCGAGGAATTGCGTCAGCAGATGGCGGCAATGTCCACCACAGCAACACGCGGCAAACCGGGCCGCAAGCCCAAACAAGAGGTTGAGGCTTAACAATGTCTTCCACGCTGCTGCAACTCGTCCAGCAAGCCACGGCAGAGATGGGGCTACAAGTCCCCAACTCTGTTGTCGGCAACACCAATGACACGGTGGTGCAACTGCTGGCGCTTACGAACGCCGTGGGCAACGAGATTCAGCGGCAGTACATCTGGCAGCACTCGACCATCCAGTATCGGTTCAATGCCGAAGTTTTGATTACCACGGGCAACGTAACGAACGGTTCGGCGGTCATCACGAACATTCCCGACACGACAGGGCTCGATACCACTTGGCAGGTAACCGGCACGGGCATCAATACCAACGTCAACATCCTGTCCGTCGATTCAGCCACGCAAGTGACGCTCGACCAAGCCTGCACGGCCTCGGGAACGGGGGTTGCGCTGAACTTCGGCAAGGTCAAGTACACGCTGCCGTCTGACTTTGATCGCCCCATCCCTGCAACGAATTGGGACGTAACCAAGCATTGGGCCATCATCGGCCCCCTCACTGCGCAACAGTGGGAGTATCTGATTTCCGGCTGGATCGCGACCGGCCCGGTTATCAACTGGCGTCTGCTGGGTGGGTACTTCCAAATCTGGCCTATCCAGACCTCCGAGGATCTTTTGGGGCTGGAGTACATCTCCAGCAATTGGGTGCGCGCTACGGGCCAGTTTGCGCCCAGCAAATCGTCTTTCACAGCGGACACAGATACGTGTGTGTTCCCTGATCGCCTGATGGTGCTTGGCATCAAGAAGAAGTTCTTTGAGGTCAAGAACTTCGACACGACCGCACTGATGCGCGACTACGAAACCCAATTGAGCATTGCGTATGCCGCCGATGCTGGGGCGGGCAACCTCGCCATGAGCCAGCGCGGTGTGGGCTACCTCATCAATTGGGCGAACCTGCCGGATACCGGCTACGGGGGAAGCTAACTTGCGCCCGCAGAAAGCCAAATCCCTGCACGCCTCTTTGGCTACCCCGGTTGGAGGTTGGAACGCGCGGGACGCTGTAGCGGCCATGCCTGAGCTCGATGCGGTCATTATGGATAACGTGTGGCCGACTACATCAGATGTGATGCTGCGCAAGGGCTACACCGAATGGGCGACCGGCATCCCGACGCAGGTTCAAACGCTGATTTCGTACCAGTCAACTACGGCGGATGAGCTTTTTGCAGCGGCGGGGACGGAAATCTATGACGTGACCACGCAGGGTGCGGTGGGTGCGGCGGTGGTTACGGGCATGAGCAATGCCCAATGGCAGTACACCAACATCTCCAACACTGCCGGTAACTGGCTGATCGCGGTCAACGGTGCGGACACTCCGAGGCTCTACAACGGTGCCACATGGTCAACCACTGCAATCACGGGTGTGACGCAGGCCAATCTGATTCACGTCAACCTGTTCAAAAACCGCGTGTGGTTTGTCGAAAAAGACACGATGAACGCATGGTATCTCGGGGTTGATGCTATTGCAGGCGCGGCGACAAAGTTCCCGCTATCTGCCATCGCGACCCGTGGCGGCTACCTGATGGCAATGGCGACATGGACGATTGACGCAGGCGAAGGGGTTGACGATTACGCCGCCTTCATCACGTCCGAGGGTGAAGTCATTGTGTATATCGGCACAGACCCAACCAGCGCATCAACTTTTGCGCTAAAGGGTGTGTGGCAGATGGGTTCCCCGATTGGGCGGCGCTGTTACCTCAAGTACGGCGGTGATCTGCTGCTGATCTGCTATGACGGCGTGCAATTGATGTCCAAGGCATTGCAGTCAACCCGCGTTGACCCACGCGCAGCCCTGACGGACAAGATTCAGGGCGCGATGTCCGAAGCGGCGAGTCTGTACAACGCGAACTTCGGCTGGCAGCTTGACTTCTGCCCGAACAATTCGCGGGTCATGCTGAATGTCCCCGTGACGCTGGGCGAACAGATGCAGTTCGCCATGAACACGATTACAGGTGCTTGGTGCAGGTTCACCGGCATTGATGCAAATTGCTGGGAGCAGTTTCAAAACGTCAGCTACTTCGGCGGCGATGGCGTGGTTGGTTTGTTTTGGGACGGTGCCAACGATGCAGGCGACATTGTGGAAGGGGATGTGCTGCAAGCATTCTCGACCTTTGGCAATCCCGGTTTGCTCAAGCGCTGGACGATGGCGCAACTGTTTTTCTCTGCCTCTGGCCCGCCTGCGATTGATGCGTCTATCAACGTCGATTACGACACGGCGCTATCCAATGCGTCTGTGCAAGTCTCGCCCGCTACGGCGGGGCTGTGGGATGACGGTCTTTGGGACGATGCGCTGTGGGGTGGTGGGCTGGCAAATTACAAGCCCTACGTGGGGTTGACCGGATTGGGCAAGTCTGCCGGTATGCGCCTTGTGATGGCGACCGATCAGCTAGAAATCCACTGGCAGGCGACAAACTTTGTTTACGAAGGCGGCGGATTCCTTTGAGGGGCAAAGAGCTGGTCTTTGGTGAGCCGGTGGCGCATTGGGTGTGGGAGCGTGTCGGGATGCCGTGCAAAGAATACGCCGCCATCGGGCTCAAAGGCAAAGAGATAGTAAGCGGGGTTGTGTACACACGATACAGCCCCGGCGCAGGCATCGAATTGACGATTGCCAGCGAAGGCACGACATGGGCTGTCCCGGATTACTTCAGGGCGATATTTGCGTATCCGTTCAAGCAGCTAGATTGCCAGCGGGCTACAGCGGTGGTGGCGGCGGGAAACATCAAGTCCCGCAACCTATGCCAGAAGCTGGGGTTCACGATGGAAGGCTACTTGAGGTACGGATTCAAAGACGACGACGCCATCATCTATGGCATGTATCGTGACAACTGTAGGTGGACACAATGATTAAACAGATTCTCGCCATGTTGGCCCCTGAAATGCGGCTGATGTTCGACAAGGGCAGCAGCGCACCCCCGGCTCCCGACCCTTACGCTGTGTCCGGCGCTCAAGCTGCATCCAATGCCGACACGGCTCGATTGAACGCGCGACTGAACCGCGTCAATCAGGTCACGCCTTATGGCAACCTAACCTACAGCCAGGGGCCGGGCTCGACCTTCAATCAATCCGCCTATGACGAAGCCATGCGCAACTGGCAGTCACAGCAGCAAGCTGGTACGCGGGGCAATGCGTCCATGGGCATGACTGGCTACGGCGCAGAGGGTGGCGAGTATTACAACACCAGCCCCGGCACGCAAGGTTCCTCAACCCCCATGCCTGACCGTAATCAGTTCATGACGCCGGGGTCTGACGAGTGGACCGCCAATATCTCCCTGTCGCCTGCTCAACAGGCATTGCTCGACCAGGACAACCGCATTAAGACCCAGCTTGGGCAAACTGCGGAAAGCCAGCTTGGCCGCGTCAATGCAGCCATGAGCCAGCCGTTTGACACTTCGGGCATGACGGCATACCGCGCCGCTCCGCAAGGTGGTGGCGCTCAGAACTTCAACGCCCCGCAAGCCAATTACATGCGCGACATCGCGGGCGGCAACATCCAGACATCACTGCCGAACAGCGACTACGGCGCACAGCGCACCGCTGTCGAAAACGCCATCTACTCGCGCCTGAATCCGCAGCTTGAGCGTGACCGCCAAGCGCAAGAGGCACGACTCGCCAATCAGGGCTTGGCTATCGGCTCTGAGGGTTACCGCGAGGAAATGGACGCGCTGGGCCGACAAGCCAATGACGCACGGATGCAAGCCATTCTGGCTGGTGGACAGGAACAATCCCGGCTGGCTGGCCTTGACCTGCAAGCGGGCCAGTTCGCCAACCAAGCGCAACAGCAAGGATTCGGCCAGAACGCTACCCGCGCAGCCCTGAACAACAGCGTGAACGACACGCAGTTCAACCAAGGCATCCAGACGGCAGGCTTTAACAACCAAGCCAACCAGCAGAACTTCGCCCAGCAGATCGCGGCGTCGCAAGCAAACGACCGCCAGCGCCAGCAGCAGATGCAGGAACAGGCGTATCTGCGCGGCCTGCCGATGAACGAACTGAACGCGCTGCGCTCAGGCTCTCAGGTGGTCAATCCGCAGTTCTCTCCTACGCCGCAAACCAACGTGGCGGGAACGGATGTAGCGGGCAACATCTGGAATTCTTACAACGCCAACGTAGCAAACGCCAATGCAGACCAAGCCGGGAATAACTCATTCCTTAGCGGGTTGTTTGGCCTTGGTACAGCGGCGCTAGGCGCTCCCAGTGGCTCAGTGTTTGGAAGAATGTTGGGGTTCTAAATGGCACAAGCATCATTTGGTCAGTTGGTTGACCCGCAAGAAGAAGCCATCCAGCGCCAGCGGCAGTATGCGCAGGCGTTGCGCCAGCAAGCCATGGCACCGATGGAGCAGCAGGTTGTATCGGGCCGTGTCGTGCCTTTCAGCGTCACGCAAGGGCTGGCGAACATGCTCAAAGCCTACGCGGGACGCAAGGGCGAAGAAGACGCCGATACGAAAGCCCTAGAGCTTGGCACGCGCAAACGCACGCAGGGCGCGGCTGAGTTGCAGGGCATCGTTGAGGCGCTACGGGGAAAACCAGCCATTCCGAGCTTCCAGACCGGCGCAAACGAGATGGGCGATGAGTCTGTGATGCAAAACCCGGTAGCCGCACAAGCGCCCGACCAAAACAAGGCGCTGGCGATGGCGCTGGCTTCGCAGAATCCGATGGCGCAGCAGATCGGCGGGACGCTGCTGACCGCATCGCTCCCCAAAGCGCCCAAGATGGAGCGCGTAGAGATTCCTGACGGCAAGGGCGGCAAGCGGGTAGGGTTTGTGGACATGAACTCGCCTAACCCGTTCTCGACCTTCCAAGAGGGTGGCGTTGACCCAGCAAAAGGCATCGCCGTCAACGGGCAAATCGTCAACCCGACGCAGATGGGCCAGACCATCCCGAAACAGCTTGACCCGACCGACCCGCGTAGGGATTTGTTGGTGCCTGGGCCTGATGGCCAGCTTGTGCCAAATGCGCCTTTGATTGGTGTGAAAAAGGACGTTGCCAAAGCTGGCGCGTCTAACGTTTCACTTTCTGCCAACACGGCCAACAAACCATTCTTGTCAGAAATCGGCAAGGGCGTAGGTGAGCAGGTTGTAAACGACTTCTCGGGTGCCCGCGCAGCGCAGCAAGTGCTGAACAACGTTACGCAAATTGAGGGCGCACTGAAAAATGTCATTGCCGGTCCTGCGGCTGGGGTTCGCATCAAACTGTCTCAGATTGGCGAAGTGTTGGGCATCAACGGCGCAGACGCTACGGAACAACTGCAAAACACCCGGCAGGTAATGCAGGGTTTGGCGCGTCAAGAAATGGCGGCATCGGCAGGCATGAAGGGGCAAGGACAAATCACAGAAAGCGAACGCGCCATCTTGCGTAAGGCAGAGGCTGGGCAAATTGATGAGATGACCGTGCCGGAAATGAAGACCTTGCTGGGTGCGTTGCGCAAAACAAGCCAATTCCGCATTAACGTCCATAACGAGAACATGAGCAGGCTCAGGAAAGACCCGAACGCGGCGGGCGTGGTTGATTACATGTCGCTGCCATCGGCTGGGCCTAGCGGTGGTGGTTCCGTAATTGATGCCGCAGACGCGATTCTGCGCGGGGGCAAATAATGGCAACAGCAGAAGAATACGCAGCCTGGATCGTCAAGAATCAGGACAAGCGTGACACGCCTGAGTTTCAGACGGTGGTGCAGGCGTATCAACTTGCCAAGTCACGCCCTAAGACCGAACTCGCGCCGATGAATGTTGACCCTACGGAGGGAATGACCACGGGCGAGAAATTCCGTGCAGGCATGGGTAAAGCCTTTGTCGATGTTGGGCGCGGCATCGGTCAGGCTGTTGGGCTGGTTTCCTCGGATGACGTAAACGAGTCCAAGCGTCTTGACGCGCCATTGATGAAGACAACGGCTGGCACTGTCGGCAACATCGCTGGCAACGTGGCCGCTTTTGCGCCAACGTCCATGATTCCCGGTTCCAACACGGTCACAGGCGCGGCGCTAGTGGGCGCGGTGGCAAATGCCCTAGCAACCCCTGGTGACTTTGGGGATCGCGCATTGGCGGCTGGTTTGGGCGGCGCTGGTGGCGCTGTTGGGCAGCTTATCCCCAAAGCTATAGGCGTCATGCGCTCTGCATCTGAGCCCCTGACGGCAGCCGGACGAGAAAAGATCATTGGCCGCACGATTAACAAAGCCGTTGGCGATGATTCGGCAAAAGTGGCTGCGCGCTTGCGCTTGGGTGTTCCGCTTGTTCCGGGGTCCGCACCTACAGCGGCAGAGATTGGGGAAAGTGGCGGGCTGGCTGCGTTGCAGCGCGCTATGTCATCGGCTGATCCGGAAGCGTACACGCAGCGCGGCATGCAACAGTCTTCGGCTAGATTGCAAGTGCTTCGTGACATTGCAGGCGATGACGCGACTAAAGCCGCAGCGTTGAAAGCGCGTGACGCTGCAACCAAAGACGCATACGCACAAGCAAAAAATACTTCTTACATTGTCGATGATTCTTTAGACAACCTTTTGCAGCGCCCGCTTGTAAAAAAAGCGCTTGGACGCGCAGAGGAAATTGCGAAAAACGATGGTCGTCCTTTTGGAATCAATGCCACGACAAGCGCCCCCTTTTCAGGCGTTGGTGGTAAGTCGGCTGAAAAGGTAAACAGTATTACCGGGTATAGCCTGCAAGACATAAAAATGGCAATGGATGACATGCTGAAAGACCCGGCGTCTGGCATTGTCGGGAAAGAAGCGGAGCAAGCAAGAAACCTGCGCGGTTCAATCGTTTCATGGATGGAAAAAGCCAATCCTGAATTTAAGGCGGCTAGAACTACTTACGCCAATATGTCGCAGCCCATTAACCAGATGGACGTTGGCAAAGCGCTGCTTGAAAAGGTGACCCCTGCTCTTTCTGATTACGGGGCGTTGAGCAAAGAAACCGCAGCAAAGTATGCGCAAGCACTTCGCAACTCGGACGATTTGGTTAAAAACGCCACGGGCTTCAAAGGCACCGACCTTGAAAGTGTCATGGGGCCACAGAAGATGCAATCGCTGGAGTCGGTCGCTAAAGATTTGGCCCGCAAGGCAAACGCTCAAGACCTAGGACGTGGCCCTGGTTCCAACACTTATCAAAACTTCGCCATGGACAACCTAGCGCAGTCAATGGGTGTTCCCAGCGCGGTCAAGGGAATTGCCGGGTTGATTCCCGGTATGTCTCCAACCATGACGCTACTGGCAAAGGGCGCGCAGGGGGTTGGCGGGCTGGCCTACAAAAACGCAGATGAAGCGATCCGCAAGGATATGGCTCAAGCCCTTCTAAATCCGCAGGCATCGGCTCGACTCATGGAGTTGGCATCTCAGCCGGGGGCATTGGCAAAGGCGCTGCAAGCACTGCCGCCCAACATGCAAAAAGCATTGCCGCCCGAGGAAATTCTCAGGCTGCTTCAAGCATCTCCGGGGCTGGCCGGGGTTGGCCTAGCCAATGCGCGTCAAGAGTAACCGCTTGATTCGGCTTGATTTGGAGAGCTTGTTAACAAGCCAGCGGACCGGCATACCGACGAAGACCAAGACGATCAGCAGGTAGAACGGCACGAGTAGCATAGCCCAGAATTTTTCCATACACCAATTTTACGCCCCTCGGGAAACCGCAGGGGCTTTTCTTTTTTCAGGAGCCGCCCAATGTCAAGAAACGGAACAGGTACTTACAGCCTCCCAGCAGGTAACCCGGTCGTTACAAACACCGTCATCAGCTCAACCTGGGCAAACGGGACGCTGACCGACATTGCCACGGCTCTAACGCAATCCATCGCGTCCACGGGTGTGACCACGCCGACAGCCAACCTGCCGATGGGCACCTACCGCCATACCGGCGTAGGGAATGCCACGGTCAAAGCCTGTTACGCATCGGTCACTGATGTGCAAAACGGCTCATTGGTGACGCTGGGCGCTGTTTCTGGCTCGGACACGATCACGGCCACAGCACCGTTCACCCTAGCGGCCTACGCGGCGGGGCAGGGCTTTCAATTCGTGGCGGCAGGCTCCAACACTGGCGCGGTCACGATCAACATTGACGGCCTTGGTGCAAAGAGCATCACTAAAGCCGGAACGACAGCCCTAGCGGTGGGCGACATCACCATCAATCAGGTGGTGGACATCGTTTATGACGGCACGCAGTTCCAGATGACCAATGCACGGCCCCCGGCTGGTGTGGTGGTGGCAATGCAGGCATTCACATCAAGCGGGACGTACACCCCAACAACCGGCATGGCTTACTGCGTCGTTCACATGGTAGGCGCTGGTGGCGGTGGGGCTACCTTGGCGGCGGGCAACTTCGGCGGCGCTGGTGGTGGGGCGGGTGAGTACGCAACCGGCGTGTTTTCTGCCGCTGCCATCGGCGCAAGCAAGACGGTGACGATTGGTGCGGGCGGCGCTGCTGGTGCGAACGGCGGCACGACCAGCCTCGATACGCTGCTGACGGCTGTAGGCGGTACGGGGGCTACCTTGTCCACCGGCCCGCTGGGCGGCACGGGCGGCACTGGCACGGGCTTTCACGTACCGGGCGGCTCGGGCATGAACGGTTACGGCGTACCTGGGCCTGTGCTGATCGGCGGTTCTGGCGGCGCTTCGTTCTTCGGCCTTGGTGGGCGCGGCGGTCAAGGCAACCTTGATAACGGCCAGCCCGGTGTGCCCTACGGCTCAGGCGGCGGCGGTAACGGCAACTCTGCCGCTACATGGAGCGTTGGCGCTGCTGGCGCTGGCGGTTGCATCGTGATCTATGAATACCTGTGATGGAACACCTTGTAAAGCTCATCGACCCAAGCAACATAGCCCTAGCCCTAGCCATCGGCATGTGCGTAGGTCTATGGAGGCAAAACGAGGTCATCAGCAAAGCGCGCGATGAAGACCGAAAGATCGTGAATGACAGCCTGGAAAAGACCACGGCGGCGCTAACGGCCATGACTGTTGTTCTGGATGAAGTGAAGACCCTGATTTTGCTGAGACGCGACAAATGAGCCTGTTCCAGCTATTCAAGCGCAAGCCAAACACGGAAACGCTGCAAAAGAAGGCGGCGGTAGATCGCGCCTACGCCAAATTCATGAGCGAGATACGCGGCTTTACGGACTACTGGCGGGACATTTTCGAGCCTGAGTACAAGGCCAGCCCGCTTAAGATTGAGAACAAGGTGGATTAAATGGGACTTCTAGGCGCAATCGCTGATCCGCAATTCCGCAAGGATGTTGCACGCGGCCTGCTGGACGCTGGTAACCGTGGCGCTGTGGCCGGGTTGCTCGGTGGTCCGGTTGACCTTGCTACGATGGCCATGCGCCCGTTTGGTTACAACGTGGAGCAACCCGTAGGCGGTAGCGAGTGGATAGGCCAGAAAATGCAGAACCTTGGCCTAGTCTCTGAAAAGCGCAACCCGCTTGCGGAAGGCTTGGCCGCATTTGCTGGGCCGATGGCAGCGCAGCAGATTGCCCCGAAGGTGTTTGCCGCAGAACTGCGGGCGATGGAAAACATGGCAAAGCCTAGCCCGATGAATGCGGCGACAAGGGGGCAGGCTGGGATGATTAAATACCCGTATGGCCGCGTTCCCGAAACGCTGGATGAGCGCATGCAGTTACGCGATCTGCTGACACGCAATGCGGAGAATTCCGGTTATCGCGTGGAGCACGATGCGGCGCAAACGGGCGCATCTTTGTACAGCACAATTACCAACCCTACAACCGGTGCGGAGGCTATTGTTAGGCTTTCCGATCATGCTCCAGCCATGAAATATGTTCCTGGGCAAACTCCATATTTTTCAGTTGATCCGACACTAGGAGAAAAAACAGTAGGCGGCACGTTTGAGCAAGCCATCAATTTCTTGGCTAAACATGATTTGCCAATCAAAAACCTTGGCCCAAGATACCAGGGAATTCCTTCCATGAATGAAATAGTCGCGGCACGTCATGCATCTGAGGCCGACGCCTACAGCCAAGCGCAAAAGGCTCGTACGGCGATGATGGCGCAGGCGGCGCAAGAAAGCGGCGGCGCGCACCTTGTTTCGACCAAAGTAAACAGCGGCGGTCGGCGGTATGACGTTTTCAAGGAAGACGGCACAAAAGTCACAGCGTATAGCCGCGATATACCGGACGAACTAAAAACCGGAGGCAGAAACGCGCTGATTCAATTCATCCTCAATCGACCATGAAAACCTCACCCAAAGGCATTGCGCTAATCACCGAGTTTGAGGGCTTTCGCTCAAAGGCTTATCAGGACGTGGTGGGCGTGTGGACAATCGGCTTCGGCTTTACAAAGGGCGTGCAACCGGGCGACACAATGACCAAAGCGCAAGCCAAGGCGCGATTGGCCGTAGAGCTTGCCGAGTATGAAGAAGGCGTGTTGTCGGCCTGCACAAACCCGCCAAATCAAAACGAGTTTGACGCGCTGGTGTGCTTTGCGTTCAATGTGGGCGTGGGCGGTATGCGTAAATCCAGCGTCATCAAGGCGCACAACCGGGGCGACCATCAGGCGGCGGCGCGGGCGTTCTCGCTTTGGAACCGCGCGGGGGGAAAAGTTTGGGCGGGCTTGACCCGTCGCCGTGCCGCAGAGGCTGCGCTGTACCTGACGCCGATGCCTGACGATGTGAGCGACCCGGCAGAAGGCCCAGCGCTCGACATGCCCCAGCGCGTTGACTCTGAATCCAGCCTATCCCGTAGCCCCATCGTTGCAGGCTCAGGAATAGCCGCAGGAGCGACCGCAGCGGCAGAGGTGGCCCGTAGCGTGTCTGATGTACGTGAAGCCCTTGGAGACTGGCTCCCGTGGGTGCTGGTGGCTATTGCTGTGGGGGCGGCGGGTTGGGTGATGCTGACCAGGTGGCAACAAAGGCGCGGAGGCTGGGCCTGATGCTAGCCCTCCTATCCCCCCGCCTATGGCTTGCAATCGGCCTAGCCGTGGCTCTGGCTGTGTCTCACGGATTCGCCTACAAGTCAGGCCGCGCAGCCGTCCGCGCACAGTGGGACGCTGAAAAAGCCATCCAGCTCAAGCAAACCCTCGAACTGCAATCACAGTACCGCCAAAAGGAGCAGGAACATGCGCAACGCCTCTCAGATGCCCAGCAAGCCGCACGCAAGCGCGAGAACCTGCTACAGAGCCAGCTTGCTACTTTGCGTGTCTCTGCTGACAGCCTGCGCGACGACCTCGGCACCTATCGCAGTCAGTTGCCCGGCGCTTCCTGCGATGCCGTACGCAAGCACGCCTCAGCCCTCAATGACGTATTCGGCCAATGTGCAAAAGCAATTGGAGAACTGGCGGGCAAAGCTGACGGGCACGCTGGGGACGCCTTGACGCTTGAGCAGGCTTGGCCGCGCTGATTACCTGCCCGAAGGATATGCAGCCGCAAGAGCTATCGGGCCTGACGGCATATCTGCAATCTCTTGGAGAACACGCCTTTTCTCGCGGTACTTCTTCTCGGCCCGCCTAGCGGCTTCCGTTCTAGGTTGCGGCTTTCGTTTTGCCTTAAGCCGTTCTTTGTTGGCCTCGTAATAGGCGCGCATGTATTCGCTTCTATCGTCTGCCATCATTCCTCCAGCGCATCACGCAGCCGTGATTCTGGCGTAGTAGGGCGGTCATGGTCGCAGTCGGAATAGGTCATTTCAGCGCCTCCTTGATGGCGTCAGCCCCGAAACGGAAATTTCCGTTTCGCCCATCAAACGCTTCACGGCTGGTCATGGTGTTCCTTTCGGTGCGGCCCAGTCATCGGGTCGGGCGTGGTGTTGGGGCAGTTCGCGCTGCGGCACTTGTAGCCCAGCCCGCAGGCATGGCATGGCGGCTCTCTGCTGCGATCTTCTTGCGGGTAAGTTCCTTTCGGTGCGGCTGCGGCGATTGAGCGCGCTTGGTCAACCTTCTCTTGCGTGACGTGCCCAGCGGCCACCAGCAGTTGCAGAACGTAGTCCTCTCTCGCTGCCAGTGCCAGCCGAAGGTCTGATTCAAGGGCGGATCGCCAGTGTGCAGGGTCTGCCTGAGCGAGCGCGTAGCGGTCTGCAACATCCATCAACCCCGCCACATCCACCCCCGCAGCAGAGCGGAGGATGCGTGCGGCTTCGCGGATGGAGCGCGACCCGCAAACGTCGTTTACTGCGTCGAGTTCGTCGGCCAGCTTGGTGTATTGGTGTGTCACGGTGCTTTCCTCTCTGCTGCACGGGCAGCGCGGATGGCGGCGCGGATGTTGCCCAGCGGGTGGCCGCTGATGCTCTTGTCCTTGTCGGTGACTTGCCACCAAAGGGTGTATGTGTCGTCGCCCTGGTCTTCCTTGATGGGGTGCAGCGCGTAGTGCTTTTCCTCCAGCCATTCCAGCAGTTCCGCATCCTCTGCCGCATCCTTGGCTTGCTCTGCCTTGAGCGGCTGGGCGGCGGTGGAGGCGGGGTAAAGAGGCTCGAACAGCCAACCCTTCGCCATCATTGCCTTGCGCGTGTCGTCGGTGAAGCGTGAAACGGCCTTTTTGTGCAAGGTATCGGGACCGTCATGGGTCGTGTCGGACGGGTGCCAATAAACCCACGCCACTGGCTCTGTCCGCGCTTGCTCTGCGAGTAGAGCGCGGGCAAACTCAATCAGGTCTGAGCCGCGAACATTGCTAGGCGTGCCCAGCGAGCGGTAGTAATAGCCGTCATCGCGCTTTTGGTTTTCTCCGGTGTGAAACCACGCTCCGGCAAGCTCCATGATTTCGTCGTCAGTGGGGTGTGTCATGGCTGCTCCTGCTGGGGCTGTGGTGCTGTGGAAATGGCGGCATTCAGTGCGCGCCAAGTCTCGCCAAGGTACGGCACATGATCTCTGGCGCTGATAGCCGTTTTGCGCGGCACCATCACCACATCCGCCCCTGGCTGTGCCCCTTGCTCGATGTATTGGCGCACCTTCGCTTCAATGCGGTCCATCAGTTGCGCAAGCGCTGTCCCCTCTTTTGTGGGGTCGCGCCACAGTCGGATGCAATCGGCGTTGATCTGGTGTTCGCAGTCAACTGCGGCAAGCGTCAGTTCTTTGCGTTGCTGTTGTGTAATCATGGCTGGCCTTTCGTGAGGGCGGCGGTGATCGCGGCGTCAATCGCTTCTCGCGGAGTAACGTGCCATCGAGGGGTCATGCCTTGCCATACAGCAGTCGGGTGATCGGTAGGCGCAACGTCCTCATACACGCGCCACAGTCCGCTTTCACGCTCGACCATGCGATTGGGGCTATTGCAGACAAACTCCAGCCGCGCCGCATCCTTCTCCAACTCCGCCACCCGTGCCTTGAGGGCGGCGACAGTGGAGGCGCTGTAGAGCTGACTGCCTGCCGGGATCATCTTGAGCAACTGCATATCAAGGTGCCCGTGCTCACCGCAGTCAATCGTGCAGCGACCGTGATACGTCGCCACCGGCTCCACATCCCCGCACAGGGATGCGATGATGCGGTCACGGAAGGCGGGCGCATGGGCGGCAAAGAATTTGTCCGTTTCTTTGCGCAACCATTGCTGATGCGCTGCGTCACCGTGCTTTAGCTGCTCATAAAAGGCATCTGCAAAGCTCTCCACCAGCTTGTCGGTGTCAGTGGTCATGATTGGGCATCCCTTATTTGTTTGCGCTCGCGCTTGGCCGCTTTCTTGGCCTCTACTGCAGCGTTCCAGTCCTTGATTTCCTGCGACTGCTGACCCAAGTATTCGCCCTCCAACTTGCGCGGCTGCTTTCCTGCGCGGCGCGGGGGTGCTGTTTCTTGCGGGAGGGCGGGCGCTGCTGCTAATGCCATCAGTGCGGCTGCTGCCAGTAAGGATGATGTCGTGCTTCGCATCACGCACCCCCAATCTCACCGCTCGGCGGGATGGTGCGGTAATACTGTTCAAGCTCAAGCAGGAGATTGCGCGCTTCTCGCTGCCAACCCTCATTCAGCCCAAACTGCGCGTGAAGGCGGATTTCGCGCAGCAATTCGATTTCTCGCGGCGTCAGCATCCGCACAGCCTGGGTCGCCTGCACTGCCTGCACCACGGGTGCCTGCGATGGTTGAGCGGCGTCTTGCTTTGCGACCTTATCAAAGATAGGGCAGTTCCCGCGACAAGTAGCGGTGCCGCCCGCGCACGGGCATGGCTCGTCTTCGTCGGCACTGCGCTTGAACTCCAAAAACGTCCAGTCATCTGGTTCGCCCGAGAGGTTGTCAAAACATGTTTCGCACATTCCACTAATGCCCATTTCCTTCATTCCTTCGCGGCTATGAACAACACCGGGCTCCCCTTTAGGCCCGAACTTGATAGGCTGCATGCAGTGAATGCAGCGCGCCTCTTTGCGATCCACAACAGATCGGCCAACCAACAAACGGTCAGGTCCGAGCAGACTCATACCAATCCCCCTTCCGTTCCCCAAAGGTCAAGGGAAATAGACCCTTCTTCCGGGCACTCAGCCAGCCATGCGCGCAGGCCAGCGGGCTCCGTGCCGCCGTCGCCATCGTCGCGCGCTTCGCCCCACTGGATACAAACCTTTGCTTCCAGTTGATCGGGGTCATCGGGGTCCGGGTTCGCAAAGTCCAGCGCCGCGCGCAGTTGCTTTGCAGTAATGTTGAGCAGGGGATGTTTTGGCTCGGTCGGCGCAGCTTGAGCGGCAAGGCGCTCGACTTCTGCTCGGAAGTTTTCTTGAGCATCGCGCATTTCTCGCAGCGCCGCGTCTTCTTCCTCCGCAGTGCGCCCGCGCTTTCCTAGTTCCTTCCACTTAGCGAAGGTGACACAGCAAATGTTCAGCAGCTCGCACACGCTATCAACACTTGCAGGGGAGGGGGTAGCTTTGTCAGTCATGGCGGTTCAGTCCTTGGGAGGGGTGGGGAGGGGCATCCAGTGGGTCGCGGCCTCGCCGTATTGCCAGTCATGCGCCGTGCCGGGATTGTTGTGGATGACGCCACGAATGTGCGGCGCAACCATGCCGCGCACCGCATCGGCCACAAGGTAGGTGCTGCCATCCTTCGGCGCTGTCTCAATCGGCCTCCACCCCTGCGGCGCTGCTTGCAGTGCTGCTATTGCAGCGGCATTCCAGATGTAGCGCGCGGTGGCGTGGTCGATGCCAACAAGCGGCGGCTGCATGAGGTCTTCAAACATATGCCCGTACCAAAAATTAAAGAACCTCTGATCGGCCTCGGGGTAAGAGGCCATTGGGGCCGCGACAATTCTCGATTTTTGAGGTTTCTTTAATTCCGCTATTGCGACGCGTACAGCTTCAAACGCGGCGTCGTGCTGGGCGTCTTCGTCCTCGTCAACGGCGTCCATGTTGTTCAGCGTGTTTGCCATGTGTTCCATTGCGTCGAGGGCTGCGGTCAGCGCATCAAGCGCCATCTTGTTGCTCATGATTGCTCCTAGTGATGCCCTAAGAATAGTCCCCCGCAGCTATGTCGCATATTGGGGGAAACCCTAGGTCTAGAACGGCGGACCGTCTGGATCGTCAAAGTCACCACGGCG